TACTCCCCACCCTGTATTTCCAAGAGTCACACTCTTACAGTATTCAGCAATTAAACACTGAACTTGATATTCGGTGAAGTCGCCATAATCAACAGGTTTACGCTCTGGTTTGTCCTTCATACTTTTCTTTCAATTTTGCTAAAAGAGCAAGTTCAGATTCTTTTTCTTTTTCAGTTTTTTTACGTTTCTGTTCTTCTCGTTTTTCTTTTTCGATAATGTCCTTCTCAAGATTTTTTTGATGCTGAGCTAGTCGTTCGTAGTAAACACTATCAGTTTCTAGACGCTCACCGTAAATACTAAGTTCGTATGGAGCATCCCAACCAGCCCAATCAAACTTTAATTGTAAATTGCTAAATCCTTCTTTGGTGAATTTATCTTGTGTCTCTTGTAGGAAAGAAATAATTTCCGAAAGCTTGGTAGCATCGAAGCATGTTCCAATATGAACCAACTCTTCCTCGATCAATTGTCGTTCTGTGGGATCAGCTTGTTTAGACTTTACTGGTTTCATAATTTATTATATTAGAGTTCCTTAGAGAAGAGAGTAGAGTCCGCCAATTCGTAACTTTCCCATTCAATAAGTCCTTTAGGATTAAAGTCACAACCTCCACATCCCCCGTCTCTGCCTTTGCAGATGATACATTTCTTACTTTGCTTTTGTTTCTTTAGAGAACGGATCATTCCGTTGCCAGCACAATGATAGCAATTTGTAGTTGTCTCATGACCACAGAAATAACCGATTTCTCCTTCACCGTCACACACTGGACAAACAAGAAGGTTCTGTGATTTTATAAAATCTTTAATAACACTTGTCATAGTAATGGTAAATGATCTGTGATTCCTTCAAACTTTTTCTCGATGGCTGGTCCAATTGCACAGCAAGTCTTGGTCTTCACACCGTTGAATTCAGTTGCTCCGTTGTCGGTAATCATATGAGATATCAGTCCAGAGTCAAGAGCTTTCTGATGAACTGCGTCAAGTTCTTCTTCGCTGTTGACATAGACACAGATCTTACGGAAAGATGAAGTTAGCCAACTAGTAATTTCGATTGCTTGTTTTTCATCATACGCTTGACTCAGATATCTTGTTTCATGATGATGGATACCATAACCCATAGTCTTTTGCAAATTCATTTTTTGCGTCAGAAACGACATGCTGGCATGACTGCCTTGAGCAATCATTTTTCCCTTACGCATGTTGAGATCCTTTCGCATGACAATAACTTGTTTTGTATTCATTTTAATGATGATCTAAATTACCCAATTTCTTTTTCGCTAGAATGCTCACAGCTTCATCAATGTCGAAGAATGCCGTACCGTTAAACATCTTAGCATTTTCAACCCCACAGTCAAGGATTTTTCCAAAATCATCACGATCAGGATTGATCTGTTTTAGGTTGCTGTGGCTGTGACCGCACAAGCAAACACGACCCCTGTTCTGATCATGAAACACTAAAGGTGCCATATGAGTACAGAAGAACCTATCTCGGTCCACATCAAGAAGAAATGACTCTCCCATCATGGTAACATTCTTAGCGATTCTTAGAGGGTAGACTTCATGATTGTCAAACCCAAGAGGCAGGTTGTTCTTATAAGCCTGATAAACACCAGAGTTATGATTACCCCACACCATCAGAGTCTCACATGGAATCCGTTCAATGAAATCAATGATAGAATCAGCACCGATACCCAATCCGACATCGCCAAGACAAATCAACAAATCGTTAGGATCTAATGAAGCAATCTGTGCATCAATCCAATCAGAGTGTTCTTTACCGCTGCTGAATCCACGGGGACCATATAGGAAATCCCTATCATGTCCGTAGTGAAAATCAGAGTTGATCTTGATCTTGTTGTAGTCTTTACGAGACTTTTTAATCTTGAGCATTTTGTTTGATTTTTTTAATAATGTCGTCGCTGCCTTGAATGATTTCTACAACTTCATCGTTTTCGAGAACGACAAGGCGAGGCACAGATCGAACACCGAACTGCTTGAATTTTTCTGGCTGTTCTTCCATATTCACAATCTCCACTTGGAGATTTTCATCTTGGATTCTTCGTTTGATAAGACTACATGGTCCACAAAATGTGGAAGTGGCAAGGATTAGTTTCATATTTAATTGTTTTTTAAAGCTTCCAGTTCTTGAAAGACGGCATTGCTTACGATTTTATCAGAGATTTCTCGATTGTCAAGCAGAGTAAATGCATAACCCGCTCTCCAGTCTTTATAACGAGAAGTAATCAGCATAGCGCACTCTTTACGAGTTTCGACAAATCGAAAACTATCTACAAGTTCAATAATGTTGTCTACCTTAATCAGATAATTGTTATATGCCTGAACAACTGTTTCGATTTCTGACTTGATCTTTTCTGCAATTTCATAATCCAGAGTGGTTTCGACATACTTGTAGAACTCATTTCCAGAGGTAAACTTAGGAGATGCTAGAAACAAATCCATTACCTGTTTGATGGTCTTGATACCAGTTGCCAGTTTATGAAGCTCACAATACAAGGATGCCTTGATCTTCTTGAGAGTTTGACCATCTGGAGAATACAACACAACACCTTCTTTACCTTCCCAAGCATTCACATCAAGAATACATTCTTCAACAGAATTGTATTCATACTTTTTGGGACGAGGAATCTCCAAGTAGTCAGCATAGTGTTCAACAAATCTTTGAGAAAAATACCGACCAGTTTCATTATTTACAATACCCAAAAAAGTCAATGTAGGTTCATTATGTTCTCGAAGAACAATTACATTATTAGGCGTTGTCCATTCGAATAGGAAGGAAAGCTCACTGGTTTCTTCGTCCATGTCAAACAAACAAAACAGAGGATATTTCTTGATCAGAAGATCAATCTCATGACCATTGGGAAGCTGACGAGCATCAACAGTACCGCGGGTACGACAGATCAATTCATTCTTATACTTACTAACAATCAAAAGTGAACCGTCCAACTTGTGCCGAGCTTCAATCTTCCAAGAAGATTGCCATGGTTGAAAATCAGGACGCTCCCCGAAATTAGTGAACTTACCAAATCCCTGAGATACTACAAAATTGTCAGACTTACGAACGATACAGCTACGGAAACGAGCGATTTCGTCAGTCCACTTTGTAGACATATCTTTTGGAGTGATCAACCAGCATTCGTCGCCAGCAATCACACAATCTTTGAAATTGAAATACTCTGGATCAGGCAGGTTCATGTATTGATTATGCAGGTATTTGTTACAAAAGCAACAGCGAGTTTCGAATATTTTCAGCTTGCATCTCACGAACACTTTGAGGCACGCTGTGGATGTCTTTATTACCATGACGATTCTCAACAATGAGGGAGATAAACATAGCACCAGCTTCTTTGGCGGCTTTTTCATAGAAGGCGAAGTCACGCTCCTTACTGTTGGTATTGGCGACGATGATACACTTAGCATCAGTATTTGTCAACCAAAACATGAAGAGTTCTTGACATTGAGCATGGGCAACTCCCAGCTTACTAGCATCAAATTTATAATCACCAGATGCATCGGTAAAGTAATCATCAGCACAAACACTAACCCAACCTTCATTGGAAGCAAGAAGATCGGTAAGAGTGCTTTTACCAGCGCCACTGACTGATCTCAAAAGGATAACGGTAGTCTGTTCTTTCATATTATTTTTTAATTTCAATCATTTCGGGCCAATATGTTCTTAGGCCCGCTTTGGAGTTTCCAAGAGTGATGTGTAGACCTCTGTAGTCATAACGATCTACGATGTTAAGTTTTCTTTTGATACGATCAAGTTCTTTGGAATAAACCTTCAAGTAGAACATGACAAACCCTTTGGTGTAGCCACCTCTTACAGCATTGACATCATACACAAAGTTCACAATCTGTCCATGATAGATATCAGCAGCTTGCTGATAGTCTACACCTGTATAGAGTTTCTTGTTGGCTAGAGTGATGTGACCATAATGCATGGGAGCCTGTAGGTCAATCCAATACTCTTTCTTGATGAGCCACAGATAGTAGGGAATGAAATCTCTGGAGAGATCCACCACAATCCGCTGAGCCTTTTGATCCACATGGATTTTTCCAAGTCCGCTTAACATGGTGTTATTCTACTCTAATGTTTTATTAATTTTATCAGAGTTCCTTCAACTTGTCTAGCATTTCATAGGCGGGAATGATTTTTCCATCAGGATCAACCCACCAGTTCCAGCTTTTGGAAAACCATTCTTTTTGTTCTTTAACAGAATCCCGATCATCTTTGTGATACTGTTTCAGAGAGTATTCTGGAATATATCGGATGTAACCAGCGGCTTTGATTTTACGCTTTAGCTTGACATCAAAATCTTCCTTATCGTAGAATTTTCTATCAGTGGTCATTCGCCAAAGAATTCTTTAAGTTTGGCAAATACAGGACTGTCGAATCCGTGTTCGTATTGAATATCATTCATGATCTCATCCAGCAAATAATATAGTCTACGGTTACTACATCTTAGTTCAGCAATTTCATGCTGGAGAGATTCATAAATGTCCCATTCGTCGTTTGCCATAATATTATATTATTACTTGTCGAGGATCATCAGAACTTGAAGACCATCTGACTTAGTCTCAATCTTCCACTTGTAATCACGGTCAAGGGTAATGCCATCTCCTTCATTAGTAATACCGAAGTAGATACCTTTAGTAAGCGAAGGCACAGCATATCCAAGCGTATCTGAGAAGTTGACAATAGCATTATCCAAGTCAAAGTCTTCTGTCCAGTCTGGATTCTTACGAGTCTCACGCAGCAGGATGTTATTGGTAGGAGGAAGCTTAGCATCTTCAAGCTGCTTGCGAAGATCTGCCATACGCTGTTCAGTATCCTTCAACTCCTGCTCGATCTTATCGACCAGATCAGGGGAGATAGTGTTAGTAGGATTAGCACCTACTTTCACCTTATCCTTTACTTCGACGAAGCGATACTTACTATACCACGCGATATCTCCTTTATCATTACGGATCTTATATTCTTTAGGGTTTACACCTAAAATCTCATAGATGTCGTTATTATTCAGGTTGTAACTAGCTCCAGTGTATCGTACTTTCATTGTATTGTTTGTTTAATTCTGCGCTCAGCTTAGCATTGATTCTTTGGCAAGTCAAGAGGATTTTTTCAAAAATCATTTGCTTCTTTTTTATTTTTATATTGGAATCGTAACATTTTAATCCAATTGTCCCAACTATAGCGAGATGGTAGCCAATCCTGTTCTTGAATGAAATCCTTAATAAAAGTTTTCACCATAAACTGGAGCCACTTTTCTTCATCTTTGTTTTTCTTTTCTTGCTCTTCGGCTTGTTCGATCTGATCTTCAAGAATGGCAACCACTCTCTCTACAAGTAGTTTTTGATTGAGATCACACTCATCTAAAAGTTGGTTAATTTTTAAGTTCTTCATATTGTTGGAAAATATTAATTGGGATTTCACGAACGTTCCAGAGTATAACACACACCAGTCTCGGGAATCGAACCTTGTTATACTTCATGTCTATCCAATTGTCAATAGCCATGCATTGCTATCCTTTCATTGGGTGATAGCTATACACCCTCAGACTGTTAAAAAAGTGATCGGGGTAGGACTCGAACCTACATTCATACTATGCCAATGCTTCGATATGCCTATCTACAATCGACTGCCGCCGTGTGTTTACCAGTTTCACCACCCGATCTGTAATTATTATATCAGTGTTCCATTTATTAAAAAAGTAAGCGGTATCGTGGGTGGTGGCTCCTAGTCACCTGAAGCTCGACTGGATATCTGCCCCATTGCCGTCCAGTTTACGACAGTCAATCCACAGGATTTGACTACCACGATACCGCTTATAATTGTTCACTCACTCTTCTTCATCTCCATGAAACTCTTGCATAGCATAGCTATATCCGTCCCAATTGTCAACTCCAGCGTTTTCTAGACAT